ATCGACAAGGATCACTGCGAGAAGGCTATTGAGCGGGATGAGGGCAAGCGTCCCGTCCCGCTAGACGAAAACCCAATTTTACCGTAAGGTCACGCCATGCCTACGATCAATCAACTCACCGCTGTCGATACTGTCACCGCATCGGATCTTATCCCGATCTGGTCGAGCACTGACGGCGATGCTCGCAAGGCTTCGGCTAACACGCTGAAAACCTATCTCACGGGCGGCGTTTCGGTTAACGATGGCCTGATCACGCAAACGGCTTCACCGGCTGCAACCGGTTTTAACGTCTCGGTGCCAACGGCTGGCACCTGGCTGATCCTAACGCCTGTCGCCGCCTATGCCGCTGGTACGATCACGCTGCCGTTTTTCGATGACGTGCAAGGCGGGCAGATCGTGATGGTGAACTGTTCGCAAGCCGTCACGGCGCTGACTGTCAACGGAAACGGCGCAACGGTTATTAATCCGCCCCCTGCGTTAGCCGCTAATTCCCGCTTCACCATGCGATATGAAGCCGATTCGTCGGTTTGGTATCGGGTCGCATAGGATCACAAATGTCTATTAAAGCCCCCTTCCAACCCCGTCGCGGCGTAAACCTCACGGCAACCCCTGCCGCAGCGTCCGCATCGGTCGCGCTCGATTCGCAAGCCAAGTCGGTTCGGCTGGTTAATACCGGCGCGAATATCTGTTTCGTGCGGATCGGCTCTGGCGCTCAGACGGCGACAACGGCAGATATGCCGGTTCGGGCCGCTAGCGAAATCATCGTCAGCAAGGGCGACGGTGATGACACGCTGGCCCATATCTCGGCGGCTGGCACCACGCTCTACATTCAGACGGGCGAAGGCGGTATCTAACCGTGACGCAGATTCCGATCCTAAACGGAATTTACACCGACAACGGGCCGGATATTAGAACATCGTATCCCGTCAATCTGATTCCGGTTCCCACGACGTCGGGCATTTCGGCTGGTTATCTGCGACCGGCTGACGGCATCGTCACGTTTGGAACGGGGCCAGGTATTGACCGGGGCGGGATTAACTGGCGCGGCGAATGTTACCGCGTCATGGGCACCAAGCTGGTTAAGATATCCTCCACCGGCTCAGTTTCGACGCTGGGCGACGTCGGCGGCTCTGGGCTGGTTACGTTCGACTATTCGTTTGACCGGCTAGCGGTGGCGTCTAGCGGCTATCTATACTATTGGAACGGCGCGACGCTTACGCTGGTCACTGATCCCGATTTGGGAACAGTCAACGATTTTGTCTGGGTCGATGGTTATTTTATGACCACAGACGGCGAGTATCTGGTTGTTACCGAATTGAACGATCCGACACAGGTCAACCCGCTGAAGTACGGGTCGTCCGAAGCCGATCCTGATCCGGTAGTGGCACTATTAAAAGTACGCAACGAGGTCTACGCGCTAAACCGAAATACGATTGAAGTCTTCGATAACGTCGGCGGAGATTTCTTTCCGTTCCAGCGGATCGAGGGCGCTCAGATCATGAAGGGAACCGTTGGCACGTTCGCCTGCGCGGTTTACCTCGACGCGGTGGCGTTCCTTGGCGGCGGTCGCAACGAAACCGTATCTGTGTTTTTGGGCGCGAATTCTGGCACGGTTAAGATTGCCACGCGAGAAATCGAAGTGTTGCTGAAAAGCTACACCGAGGCCCAATTATCCGGCGTGAAGCTAGAGGCCAAGGCGGACGAGGGCCATCAACACCTTTGGATTCACCTTCCAGATCGCACCATCGTTTATGACGCGGCGGCATCGTCGGCACTGGGCCAGCCTGTCTGGTTTACGCTGACGTCCGGGACCGTTGGGTTCTCCGAGTATCGGGCGCGGAATCTGGTCTGGTGTTACGATAAGTGGCTGGTGGGTGATACGGCTGCGGCGAACGTGGGCTATCTGGACGATACGATTTCATCCCAATACGGTGATATCGCACGGTGGGAATTTGGGACGCTGATCCTGTATAACGACGGGCGCGGCGCGATCATCTACGATCTGGAGCTAGTCGGGCTAACGGGTCGGGTGGCGTTCGGCTTAAACCCACAGATCGCCACGTCCTATTCGCTCGACGGGCAAACGTGGAGCCAAGAAAACTATATCCGCGCAGGAGGCCAAGGGAACCGTGCCAAGCGGCTACGGTGGCTCAGACAGGGCGGAATGCGTAACTGGCGCATACAACGCTTCAGGGGCGATTCACAGGCACACGCAACGTTTCTTAGGCTAGAGGCGGCAATCGAACCGTTGGCGAACTAATGGCGCTGAAGCTCACACGAAATCAGCTTGCCGCGTTTCTGCCGGATCACGAGACCATCAAGCAATTTGAAACGCTGATAGACACGACGAGCGAAGTGTTCGCGGATCAGTACCAGATCGCGGTCACTGATCCAGCGCCATCGGTTAACCCGTCGCCGTTTGTGAATTATCTGGATTTTGATCTTGATCCGAAGCACGTTGATAAGCCGGGTCGCTTGGCTTGGAACGCTACAGACGACACGCTGAATCTGCATCACACAGGCGGCGTCACCCAACAGATCGGTCAAGAGACTTACGCTCAAGTCATCAACAACACCGGGGCGGTTTTGCCTAACGGAACCTGCGTAGGGTTCGGCGGCGTTCTCACCGGCACGATTTCAGCCACGAAATATCTTGCCAATGGATCGCAACCCGGTTTGTACGTTTTGGCGATCCTTACGCAGGATATCGCGGTCGGTGAGCGCGGCCTAGCGACCGTGTGGGGTAATGTACGAGAATTAAATACAACTGGATCACCCTACGGCGAAACTTGGGCGGTGGGTGATATCCTATACGCATCGCCAACGGTTGCGGGCGGTTTGACAAAGGTTAAACCCACAGCGCCAAACGTCGCGGTTCCTATGGCTGCGGTCTTGACGGTATCGGCCACGGTGGGCGAGATTTTCGTCAGACCGACGATTGAGCAGCAGTTATTTTACGGCGATTTCTCCAAGACGATTGATCAGTCACCGACCGCGATTAACACCGCCGAAGCGATCACGTTTAACGTCACCGAATCCAGCAACGGCGTCAGCATCGGGTCTCCAGCCTCGCGGATCGTGGCGACGAATTCGGGGCTATATTCGTTTGCGTTTAGCGCCCAGTTAATTTCGGGAAATGCAAGCAGCAAGGATATTTTTATCTGGTTTCGGAAAAACGGCGTGAATATCGCGAACTCCACAAAAGCGGTTACGCTCGCGGCCAACAATCAGTATTTCCCGATATCAAAAACGGATTTCTTTTCGCTAGCGGCTGGCGATTATATTGAAGCCTATTGGGCATCGTCTGACGTCGCCGTCACGCTCAAAGCCATCGCGGCATCCGGATTCGCTCCGGCTAGTCCTGCGGCTTCGCTGTCAGTAACTCAGGTGCAACAATGACCGTAACCGTTAAAACCCTGATCGGGCCGAAGTACGCAGAGGCCACGACAACGATTGAATATACCGCGTCCAACGTTAAAACGCTGGTCGATAAATTCACGGTCACGAACACGGGCGCGGCTGACGCTACTCTATCGGTCTATTTTGTCGTTAGCGGTGGCACGGCTGGAAACAGTAACCTGATTTTAGACGCTCGCGGCGTTGCGCCAGGTGAGACTTACACCTGCCCTGAAATCGTCGGGCATCTGGTGCCAAAGGATTATTCAATTCAGGTCTTGGCTAGCGTGGCGTCTACGCTGGTCATTATGGCATCGGGCCGCGAGGTGTCTTGATAAATACTCAAGGTCGGCTATACTCGCCGGGCTGAGATTGACGAGCGGCCAGCGGTTCTTGCCTCCATGTGAGAGATGATGACCGATATTCAAACGATGCAGAAACAGGCCCTAACAGATCACGCTGCGATTTTCGCGCTTGAAGATCTGATTTTGCAGGCCGATCAGGTCGAACTCCCCGTCGAGCACGAATTTTGCAATGGGCTGTATGCTCGCACGATGCACATTAAGGCGGGCGTTGCTCTGACCGGGCAGATCCACAAGAATGAATGTTTCTTTGTCGTTCGGTTCGGCATCATCCGCGTCACGTCTGACGATGGACCCAAGACGCTGTATCCCGGCGCAATGGTCGTTTCTGGCGCTGGTTCTAAGCGGGCCGGATTTGCGATCACTGATTCTGTCGTGACCACGTTTCATCTAAACGCTGACAACGAAACATCGCCTGTAAAATTATGGGACGCTTTGGTTGTGCCTGCGCCTGTTAATGTTTTGGGGGCCGCGTAATGACGTTGGGTTTATCCGCCGCCGCAATGGCTGGAATCGCTGGTGTTGCCACAGCCGGAGCCACGATTTACGCAGGCTCCAAGGCTGCATCTGCCGCTAAAAAAGCAGCCGGAACTCAAGCCGAATCCGCACAAGCCGGGATCGACGAGCAGCGCCGCCAGTTTGACCTAACACAGAAATTGCTCGGCCCCTACGCACAAGCTGGCGAGGGTGCGCTATCGGCGCAACAGGCACTGATCGGTCTAGCCGGTCCAGAGGCTCAGGCGGAGGCGATCCGTAACATTGAGATGAGTCCGCAATTCACGTCGATGGTCGCGCAGGGCGAAAACGCCATGCTGCAAAACGCATCGGCCACCGGCGGGCTTCGCGGCGGGAACACTCAGGCCGCGTTGGCGCAATTCCGGCCTAATTTGTTGTCGGGGCTGATCCAGCAACAGTACCAGAATTTGGGCGGGCTAACGACGACCGGATTGAATGCCGCAGCCGGAACGGGTCAAGCCGGGATGCAGACGGGCGCGAACGTTTCTAATTTGTTGCAACAGCAAGGCGCGGCGACCGCTGGCGGGCAGATCGCGGCTGGGCAGTCATTCTTGCCACAAGCACTTGCAAGGGGTTTTGGCGTTTATACGGGCTTTAATGGTGTGGGCGCACCGCCAATCGGCACAATGACAGCGCCGAGCGCGGTTCCGCCGCCTTCATTTAACCCTGCGGCATTTCCAACTCCGCCGCTTAAGATTTAAGGGTCGATCATGGTTCAACCTATTGACTACACAGTACCTATGGAAGATCCGCTGGCCGCTTTCCAATCTGCGGCTAATATCGGCATGGGGTTTCGCCAGAACCAACAGACCCTAGAGGCCAATCGGCTGAAGCTAGAGGCCGAGAAGGTCGCGCAAGCTAGGCAGGCGGACATTCAAGCGAAACTTGCCAAACTGTCCGATCCAAACGTCACGGCTCAAGATTACGCGGACGTCTCGCTGTTGCTCCCCAAGGATCAGGCTGATTCTTTGCGTTCCACATTTGAAATGCGCGAAAAGTCAATTAATGAAACTGCGCTTAACGATATGTCCAAAATATTCACGGCGGTAAAATCCGGACAGCCTGAAATTGGCCTTAGCGAAATGTCTAAAAAGATTGAAGCCCTGAAAAATAGCGGCAAACCGGAAGAGGCCGCGTATCTAGAAACTTGGCGTGAGATTGGAAAGACGGACCCACAAGCGTTAGAAAACTTTCTTGGCTACTCAATGTCGCAAATGCCGGGCGGCGAAGCGCGCCTTACGTCTGCAATTAACTACGCTCTGTCTAAGCCTAAATTGCAGGAGGCAGAGGGCAAAGCAAAAAGCGCCGTTTCTCAAGCCATCATTGATGAAGTCGGGGCCGAAAACGCACCGGCTATGGCTAAGTTAGAGCGGCAATCTAAAGCCGTTGGCATTCAACTTGATCAAGCCAGAATTAAAGAAATTGGCAACAGCATTAAGGTCGCTAACGAAAATCTAAAAATGGCTAAGGAGGCCGCAAAAGGTTTAGGCGTCAAGCTTCCAGTTGCTACGCAATCCCTTGTCAATAAGGTCGCGACCGATTCTGTAACCAATCAGCAGATGGGCCTAAATTATATTGATTTTGCCAATCGAATTGTTGGAAGCAATGTTCGGGGTGGATTTTTTGGAAATGCCAATAAATTCCTAGAAGGAATTGGCGGAAATCCAGATTTGATTCGCGTTGAGGCCACAAAATTAATTAATTCTGACGCTATGACT